CAGTCGTTGATGAGGAAGGGAAGCCAGTTTCCCTAGGACTCGCGAAAGCATTTTCTCAGTATGAACCCAAAGCGAAAGCAGCTGCTCAAACAAATGAACCCAAGCCCAGTGGTGGGCTCGCGCGAGCGCTCGAGCGTGATCTACGTCGCAGCATACAGCTATCCAATAATATCGTCAAGGCCCAGGAATTAATTAATAAAAAAATTCCTGTGATGATTAATAATACGACTAATCTTGTCGATAAGATGTCAAAACAAAATGAACAGATAATTGGTTCATTCATACAGCAAAATCAAGAATTCCAAGATAAAGTCGTAGAGGCTATGACTGGCGTGAAAGCTCCTACTCGCGCGGGAGGAGCAAAGAAAAAACTATCCAGAGGCGTAGGTGCTTCTCGTGCAGCTGCTCGAGTCAGACCACGAGATGATCCTGCGCGTGCGCAATACGTGCGCGACAGAGCTGAGCGTATAGCTGATATTCGTATGAAGCGCAATATCGCTTCCATCGCTGGCGCTGGATTACTGGGCGCTGGTGCTGGGCTTGGTGCAGCTGCTGGAATCAATGCGCTTATCAATAAAGCTCCGCCTGATGCTGAGCCGTCTGGTCCTATCACTAAGTTCGAGGGACTAGGAAGCATCTCACAGAAGTATGAGTCAGGAAACAAAGGCGTTCATACAGTATCCTCAGGCGCTGGTGATCCAGGCGGCGTATCGTATGGAGCACATCAGCTCGCGACTAATACTGGAACGATGGCACGCTATCTTGCATCAGCAGAAGCGAAGGATTATGCAGGACAGTTCGCAGGATTACAGCCAGGAACTGAGCCATTCAATCAAAAGTATAAGCAAATCGCAGCGAGCGATCCACAGGGATTCGCTGCTTCACAGAAAGCATTTATCACAAGAACACACTTTGATCCAGTATCAAAGCATGCTGGAGATTTGGGATGGGCTGTAGCTGATCCACGAGTTCAAGAAGTTCTGTATAGCATGGGCGTTCAGCACGGCGGCGCTAAGAAAATCGTTTCGCAGGCTGGTAATCCGCAAGGCAAGAGCGTAGAAGAGCAAGTCAAGATGCTGTTCGATGCGCGAAAAAACTACGTCGCTGGCGTATCTATGCCAGAAGGAACGAGACAGTCACTGTATAGAAGATATGCAAGCGAGCAGCGTGATGTGCTTGCTATGCCTACTACAGCTGGAGCTACGACTGCAACTGCTTCTGCTCCTGGCGCTGCTCCATCAAGTCCTGCTGCTGGTGCTGCTGCGACTGCTGCAACTAGTCGCGCTCAAGCACCTGGTCCATCAGGTCCATCCCCACAATCTCTAGCTGCTCAGACTGCTGCTGGTGCTCGCGCACAAGCTCCTGGTCCTTCAGGAGCACCTGCTCAAGTTCAAGCAGCGACTACTGCAACACAAGCTGGTCCTGGTGCTCCTACTGCTGAACAGATGGGAGCAAGCGGTGGAGCAGGTAATGTCAGAATGACTAATCAGGGAGCGACGAGAAGTAAGCCAATTACTCCGTATCTATTGAGTGCTATTTCTACAGCAGTCACTGATGTCTACGGTTCTGGTGCTCGCGCTGAAGTGTATTCTGGAGGACAAGAGCCGTATCCAAGCAAGCAAAGAACTGGATCGACACGACACGACGGCGGTATGGCTGCTGACGTTTATGTTTATGTTGGTGGGCGTAAAGTATCGGGAGATGATCTTGGTCGTCTAGCTCAGTATTGGCTTGCTCGTAGACTTGGTGGCGCTGGTATTGAAATGCGTGGCGGCGGTATTCACTTGGATCAACACACGGATCGTCATCCGTATTGGTTTTATAATGCTGGCGAAACAGCTGCATCCAAAGCTATGGTTATGGCTGGCGTTCAGGGACAGATGCCTGACGCCGCTGGATCAACTATGATAGCACAAGGACCTGGTGCTCCTGCTGGCGCAACTGCTGGAGGCGCTCCTCGTCAATACGCAGCACTCGGCGCTTCATCGCGAGCAAATGAAATGAGAGAAATGAACGCAGCAACAGCTAGACCTATTATTATAGAAAACAGAGTTATGAATCATCAGCAATTCATTACTAGAAACTCTTATCCAGTTGGCTCTAGAGGCGAACAGTTTAATCCGATTGATGTTGTTGCTGCTGTTGGAATCGGTAAAGCTCTGAGGTTGTTCTAATGGCTATTTCTAATCTTGTAGCAAACGATAATAAAAATATCGCCAACGATAATCGTCAGAACATCTCGAAGATGTTTAAGGGCGGAGCGTCCAATGACAACTTCGCGAAAGAGTCAGATATCATTTCTGGATCATTCGTTGCTTCTGCCGCAAACTCTATCACACAGCTCAATACTCAGTTAACTAAACTGCAGGAAAGCTCTAAAGCAATTGTCAAGTCGATCAACGACTCAGTCAATAAGATCAAGACAGTCGACAAAGATATGTCGCAGCGATTTAAAAAACTGAACGCTGAAATCACAGCATCGCGTCCAGACTTTAGTAAGTTTCTTTACAAAGCTCCTCCGCTTCCATTAGCAGAAATTGCTCCAGGCTCTATTCAGGAAGGCAAGCTGGCTGGAATTGTTGCGCCGCCAGATAAAGATAAACCTTCTATCATTCCTCCGATTCCTCCGATTCCTCCACTCGGCGGAGGTGGCGGTGGTGGACCACGACAAACTCCTAAAACACCACAGTCTGGTCCAAGACCAACATCGTCTGGTCCAGAAACAACAAGAACAACACCTAAAGCTCCTGCTGGCACACCAGAAGTTAAACCGTCTGCGAGCGTTCCTCCATCTGGATCAAGAACAGGAGCTCCTACTCCTGTTGAAACACCACCAGCAGCAAAACCATCAGGAACGCCTGCTAAAGTTGGTGAAGGAAAAGAGCTTCGTAAAGTAACTCTTGCTCGTATCGGTAAGATTCTTCCGTTTGCTGGTTTAGGATTTACAGCACTCGACAGCTATAGAGGTTATAAAGAAGCTGAAGACGCATATGAAGCAGCGATAGCAGCAAATACTCCTAAAGAACAAGCTCTAAAAGAATTCTACGGAGCTATAAGTGGACTCGTAGGCGAACAGATCGGTTCGTTTCTTGCAGGACTTGGCGGCGCATCAGTTGGTGGAATGTTAGGAACAGCTGGCGGACCTATTGGTAGTATCGTAGGTTCGATTGCTGGCGGAGTCATTGGCGCGACAATCGGCGCAGATCTTGGTAGAATTTCAGGTGAAGCTCTTGGTGATTCGCTCATCAACGGCACAGACTTTATGGAAAACTTCAAAGCTCGAGGAAGCACTCGAATAACACAGATAAGCGAAGCCGCTAAAGTAGAACGAGATAGAAGATTTGCTACGCCTAGTGGGCAGGATAAGATGCAAGCAACTGTTAGCTCAATCGGTGGACAAGCACCATTGCCTCAGCTGACTACAGAACAAAAGAAACAGTTTCAGAGTTTATCTAGAGAAGAAAAAGCTAAGTATGGGAACAGTCCTATAGAATGGATGAAGCAAACTCAGCAAGGACCACCAGCTCCACCTCCGACGAATATACAAACAGAAACCGAAGACGGAAATACGGGAACTCCAAACGCTCCTACTGGTGAAGCGACTGCTGATAAAACAGCTGTAGGTCCAGGCGCTCCTGCTCCAACAGCACCAGCGCCATCTACGCCTTCAGCTCCTCCTCCGCCTCCACGACCAAATCAAGGAGCAGGTGGAGCAGATGTAGTTGTGAACAACACAACGAATACGACTGCTTCAAGTTCAGGCGGCGAAGGACAAAACGTCACTAACCCTAACATGAAACTGAATGCGCACAATTCTTTCATAAAGGATTCGCTTCGTCGTCAGATGCTTCAAGAGCACAATTAAAAAAGGGGGAGCCGAAGCTCCCCCAAGTTAAATCACAGGTGAAAGGAATAAGCCCTGTGATTATTCGTCATCCTCAGCCAGCTTGTTGAAGAAATCCAAATCGTCATCTTCATCAATAGTAGGCTTCTTTGCAGGAGCAGCCGTCTTACCAACTGCTGGAGCCGCAGACGGACGCGGAGCAGGACGCTCAAAAGGGATATCGTCATCCTCACTCTTACGAGCTGCGCCGTTTGGTTCAGACAGAACCTTTTCCAAACGCTTCTTCAGTTCGTCATAGCTCTTGAACTTATCTGGAGCAACGAGTTCAGCAAGTGAAAACTGCGTCTTCCAGATTGCTTCCATATCATCATCGTCATCGAGCAGCGGAGCTGGTTCATCGAACTCAGACTTATCGTAGTTACGATAGCCTTCAACCTTACGAATCTTCAGCTTGAAGTTAGCGCCAGCCCACAGATCGAATGGATTCGTCGGCTTCTCGTCTTCGAACTCAGGATTCATCTTCTCGTTGATCTTGTCGAAGATTTTCTTACCAAACTTGTAAAGGAAAACCTTTCCTTCGTTTTCTGGATGAGCAGGATCCTTGACAACATAGATGTTGGCGATATAGTTCAAGCGACGCTTCTGCTTACGAGCAATCTCCTTGTCCTTGTCGTTGCCTGAGTTCCAGAGCTTGGAGTTATACTCAGCGACAGGATCGGTCTGATTGAGAGTAGTCAGAGAGTTTTCGATATACCATCCGCCTGGGCCTTGGAAACCATGATTCCAGATACGGACCCACGGAAGTTCTTCGTTAACAGGTGCGGGAAGGAAGCGAATGATAGCGTATCCGTTACCAGCCTTATCAACTTCTGGCTGCCAGTAGCGATCATCGCTTGACGATCCCTGTTCCTTGTTAGCGAGCTTGTTGATTTCTTTGGTGAGACGCTCCAGCGAAGAAGTGCGCTGACGCTTGAGGGCAGAAAATGATTCGTTCATGTATGTCTCCGTTGTATGTTCGGTGTGTTACGTCTTATCCACTTAATCATCATATAAGTTATATAGCGTGTTGTCAAGACGCAAATACATCACGCATAACTTTTTTTATCGTAGCCTTCTCGACCTTTACGAATGGGCGATACTTACTCAGCTGACGATAGAACTCAGGCCAGACAACTGGATCGTCGATTTCGTTGTTCCATTTGTCTAGAACATCAAATGCAATATCAAAGGCAATAACAGTTTCGGCTGCAATCTTGTTCGCCATATACATCTTCAATAATACTGGATGCGTCTTTTCAACCAGAAGAATACGGCTTACGCTGTTATTGCATTCATCAAGTAATGTTTCCAGATCTTGCTTCAGATAGTATGAAAAGGCTTCCATACGTTTCTGCCAGTTGAGATAAACTTTCTCAGACTCTGGACCATTCATTTCTCCAACCCAGCGAACTCCTGCGTTGGATACAAAGTTAGCAACGAAGAAATCTGTTAGTTCTTCATCGCTGTATTTACGTTCCAGCTTACGAAAGAGATACTGATCCTTTCGCTTGAGGAACGATTCCTCGCTGATCTTGCGGATCTTGCCACCATACTTCACAAAGTCATAATCAGAAGTGAAGTGTAGCTTGAGCGCCTGATAGCGGCTGTAGGCTTTCATACCTTCCATTATGCGAACGCGATTTCAGATTTCCAACCACGCTGCCAGAACTTTTCGTAACGCCATAATTCTATGGCCTTATCACTATTTGGACGAAGAGTCTTGCTCTTGATAAGATTAAAAACTTCTCGACTCATGAACATCTTGTCATTCGCATAATCGTATGACACGCAGCAATGCTTGAAGTCGAAGCTGTCGATGAGTTCCTTGCGCGTATTATATTTCGTATAGATATACTGAAGAGCAGGAGCAGTGCGACCAAGTGATAAGGTCTTTTCAATCTTGTCGTTCTTGAAATATTCCTTACCGTTGATCTTGGTAGAAGTAGGACTTAACGCAGATTCCTTCACTGTCAATGCATTCAACGCCAACTCATTACGAGAATTATTAAGTAGGAATATGTCGAAGTCTTTTACAACTTCTTCGTTGAGCATAGAAGCAAAGCAACCACCAGCAATGACAACGCCAGACATATCGAAGTCATATGTAGGCATGTGTTTATGAATATACGAACGAATAGATTTCTTCACTTCCATGATCTGAAGTTGTTCACCATCGCTAAACAGCTTTGATTTTAGGTCGATCTTTGGTTCTTCCCAATAATGATTCTCGCGAGAATCAACAGCTCCGATACCACCAGCTCCTCCAGTAGCGATTGTATATGGTAAAGTCGTTGACGAGCCTAAAGCTCCAGTAGATACTGATCCAGTTATAGGAAATGAGATAGGCATTAGATTGGTAACCTTGATCCAGTGCGTTTGATGAGATTGAGAGTCATAGCTTCTGACTGAAGCAGCTTACGCATGGCTGGAGTCATGAGCTTCGATACGTTCTCGAACTCCAGTCCAGTCTTTTCACATACATCGGTAATCGCTTCGAGATAGCTCATACCTTTATCGCTGATACGTTCTTCTACCATAGACACGAATGTATTCGAACCCATAATGCTTGCTACAGCAGCTGTCTCTGTCATTTATCATATCCTTCATAGGGAACATTATCTAGAGCGCTGTCGATATCGACTTTGATTCTTCCAGCTTCTGCGATCTCAGCAAGATTGCGACCGCATCCAATACATCTTTCACCTGATTCATCGAGCTGACAAACTTTAACGCACGGTGACTTCTTAGGAACAGTGATAGGAACAATTGCCTTACCACCGACGCTGCGACGAACGATATCTTCGCTGATAGCTTCTGGATAATAGAGCTCTAGTGCAACACAGTCTTCAACGCAGTTGAACCAATGGAACTCGCCAGGACGGACAGTAGTAAAATCGCCTGCTCGAAGTGTAGTAATGTCGGTGAGATCATAGTTATTCTTTGCGACATGGATTTCCAACACTCCACTGATGACATAGAATACGTTCCACTTGTGTTCATGCTTATGCTCCGAGCAGCGATAGCCAGACTTGATATTGATCTTGTGAAGTTCAACGAGTGGCGTCTGAATAAGAACGCTCGTGTCACCCCAAACTTTTCCAGTGATATTTCCCATAATTAACCTTTCGGAACACAAGCCAGTTTGTATTGATCCCACATTCCACGACCGTATTTCTTTTCTTCGATGAACTTCAGCGCATACATGCAGGATTCGTATGTATTGAACTCTTGGAACTTTACATTCTGACCGTTGCCAGCATTGCCAGAAAAGTATGTGATGACTATGAGAACGTAGATCATCGCCTTAAACTCCGTTTGGAAATATAATCCAATTCTATTAAATCATATAGTAGTTGCTCGAAATTGTCAAGACGAACCATGTTCGGACCATCGCTTGGAGCGGATTCTGGATTCTGATGAACTTCAATGAACAGAGCAGCCACGCCAACAGCTACAGCAGCGCGAGCCATCGTA